TTCACCACTCATACATCCTAATCCATCATCCTTCAAATTAACTGCTTCATAGGTTATGAACCATAAGTCATCAGGTAATTCAAAGAATACTGAGGATTTGGATAGTCCTGTATATCCTACTTTCTTATCAGTAGTTGTGTAAGTCTTTATTAGGTCACTCAAGTATCTTCTGATTTCCTCAGTCCTCTCAAATGAGTCTCTAAATGGATTCTTACCATTATACATACCTATCACTATCTCTTCTTGAGCATTAGTGAGAAATACAGATTTCTCATACTCATCGAGGGTAATGAGTAGTCTATGTTCCTCCCCATAAGGAGGATTATCACTGTAACTATTTAGTAAGGTGTCAAACTCATTAGAAAATTCTTCAGTTGTCATTACTCAGTTCTTTGACCTAATTCTACACTACTATTCAAGTCTCCTATATAAGCAGACTTTGCAAGCTCTACTGCTCTTTGAAGAATTTCTGGATGAAGAATAGGGTCTAATTCACATTCACTAATAGAAGTCTTCCCATCAATACTTACATTAGAATAAGTTTCATCTAAATTAGTAAGTATTATAGGTCTGGGTCTTTTGATATATCTAATTTTATATTCAGATAATTCTCCACCAACTACTATTAATTCTGCTATACCACTATTACTATATTGCAATAATCTCCATCCTTGATTCTTTAATGGACATTTATAAGGTTTGGACATTAATCTATTGTACTCATCAAAACTAACAGGTACTACAGACAAATATCTAGATGTAGAACCTGATGTTAATTTAGCTGTCTCATTAACTATAAATAAGATGTCAGTAGGTATAGTATATAACTTACTCCTGTTATCCATCTTTATATATGAGGAGTCAGAAGATATTATAGTAGGCTCTGAAACTCTGACAAGTGATGAAAAGTCTATCTGCCTCTTGGGACTACCATCAAATCCTTCTTGATACTTATTACCTTTAGGATTAAAATAGTTCTTTAGTATTTCATTTTGTGCCTTAGTTAAGAAGACTGACTTTTCATACTCATCAAGACCTGGAGCCTGATTACTCATTATGTTATTATACAGAACATCAAACTCATTAGAAAATTCTTGTGTTGTCATATTCTTACTTTAGTTTAGCTTCTAAAGCAAACTTAACCTCCTGATGCTTAGGAGAGTTTAAGTATTTAGCTGCTACATTCAATGTAGGCTCCTCATTAGCCTCACATAATGGAGTATTATCCTTTCTCAAGGATAAGTAATTACCCCTGTTAGAAATCAGACCTGCTTCTATAGCTCTCTTGATAAGAACCTTTGTAGAAAGCATTGGGTCAGTAATAACCTTCAAGAATATCTTGCTATCAGCCTGTATCAAGCTATTAACCTTAGTCTGTAAGAACTCAAGTTTAGCAGTCTGTGATGTAGGTCTGCCATCAATGGTCTCAACAATAACTCTTAATGTATCAACATCATCCTCAATCTTACCAAACTCCTTATAGCACATCATTGTAGTGCTCATATTATTCTTAGCAACCTTAGTCTCTTCACCCTCAGAAATGATAACAAACTGGTAAGTAGCCTTAGGAATATCTTGCAATGCTTGCAATGAAGGAGCAATATAATCCTTGTTGGCTAATAGTATCTTATATCTGATATAATCCTCTGGGTCAGATAGATTGAAGTAGTTATCCTGCTTTGTCAATCTTACCTTATTGATACCATTCTCATTAGAATCATCCCAGAAGTTATCTACCTTCTTATAGATACTTAGTGCATTATATTCAAGACCCATTATTTCCTCAAGAAATGCCTTTTCCTTGTCTGTAAGGACATTAACAAACATACCTGAAGATAATCTTGGTACTACAAATGTTCTAACTGCACCTTCTGCCATACCTCCTGACAATACATGCTTAGGGTTATTACCCCACATACCTGTCAGCTTAGGTACATGTCTTACAATAATTCTCTCATTTCTCAGACAACTAACTAAGGCATCATCAGATACCTCTACTTCCTTTTGTGTCTTCTTAGGGCTTTTTACAGTAGCCTCTTCTTTTGGTACTTCCTGAAGTGGAGTCTCTGTATTGTCTATATCAAAGTCAGGTACAGTATAATCCACCTTCTCTTCCATTTTCTTTTCTGCCATATCTTCTCCTTAACTTTTTGAATAAAATAAGGGAAGTAGGAGCTTATCCTACTCCCCTTTTATCATTAGCCCTGTAGAATTGCAGGGATTAGTGACATAGTTCTTGTTGAGTCAAGAACACAGATACCAAGAGTAGCCATTCTGTGAATTACAGCAGAATCCTCATCAAATGACATATAAGGATTACCCTTTTGACCTGTGAATGGGTTTCTTAGACCCCATTGATAACCTCTGTACTCATTGTCACCCTTAATCTTACACTTAAAGATATTAGGTTGGTCCATAGTACCAATGTACATAATATCATATCTGTAAGAGAATGCAACACCTCCATTTGGATGGAGTATCTTGTTTCTTACTGGGTCATCATAGAATGGGTCTACATCAATCTTAACTCTAACACCATTAGGAGCCTTATACTCAACAAATTGGAAACCAGCACTCAATGAGTTTTGGTGCAACTTAGATTGAGTCTTTTGAATAACACCAATAGAGCTGTTGTCAAGAACAAATTGTGTCCAACCTGATACTGTCTTTAGTACTTCCTTGTGGAATTGGATAGCACCTCTTTCACCAGTCTTAATCAAGAAGTATCTGTCTCCAAAGTCTAACTTAGAAGCAGAAAGCTCATATAGAGCATCTTCAAGAAGCTTCAAGCTGAATGTGTTGTAATACATAGTATTAGCAACTTCCATCTGCTCAAACAGACCAGCACCTGTCTTAATAACATTACCAGACTTACCAAGGTTCATGTACTCACCATTGGCATTTCTGTTGCTTCTACCAAATGCAAGTGCATTGTTCTTGTACTCAGAGAATTGCTGTTCTACTTCCCAATCTACATTGTGCATCCACATTGTAGCAACTGACTTAGTATATCTACCCTCAGTTTCCTTAACAATAGGAATACCTACAGCCAGCTTCTTGTTCAACATAGAACCTGGAACCTTGTGTTGGATTCTTACTACAGACCACTCATTTCTCATAGAAACAGGGCTTGTAAATCTTACATCACCAACCTTTCTTGAAAGTTCCTTCTCAACAAATGCAGCTTCAACTGAGAATCTCTCACCTGCAAGCAATCTTTCAGCAGGAACACCTACTGTGTTACCACCAGCAAGCTCTACCTTATACACTGCATTAGTACCCTCCATTCTTGGGTCTCCAAGTATTCTGAACTGATAGATTTCATTCAGATTACCTACAATGTATTCACCATCAGCAAACCAATCCTCAGGGAATACCAAATAGAAGGGAGCAGTACCTACACCAATCATGCCACTATCTGCCCCAACTACAGTACCATTCTCATCTCTTGCCTCTACAAGAGGAATGTTTCTCCTTGAAGAACCAATAACATCCCAATAGTATTCATTATCATCCTCAAACTCTCTTGTTGGGAATTGATTTAGGAATGTGTCAAGTGTCTTTCCTCTGTAATAAGCCAACAGTTGCACCATTAGGTTTGTAGCCTTCTGTGGAGCTAACTGAAAGATAGAACCAAGGTGGTTTTCCTTAGTAAGACCCTTCCAGTGTTGGAAGCCTACCATTTGAAACTTACCTAATTTTCCAGCCATAAATAATTTAATTTATCAGTTATTTTACTCTATACTATAGGCTTAGACATCAAGATTCCACCCTTTTCCTATGAAAGATTCAGGGTCCTCATCAACTCCACTGACAAACTTTAGATTACCATCTGAGGTTCTTGCTGTGTTGTTGAGAGTATGTTCCAGCTCTCTAAGACCTTTCTTTACTTCTTTCTTTACTTTACCTTTCACCAAACCATCAAGGTTCTTAAAGCCATCAGTTAGTGTGAAAAGTAACCCAATGTTCTTTAGGAAGTCTGTTCTGTTCTCCATCTCATATTTTTGGATGGCAGTAAAGTACTCTCCTGTCTCTGGGTCTTTATACACAGGCTTAGCTATGTTATCATAAATCTTCTGCCTTGTTGATTTATCTATTGATAAATCCCCAAACACATCCTTGTCATTAAGGATTGATGATTTAAGCTTTTCAGCCTGTTCCTTTCTTTCTTTCTCTTCCTGTTCTGCTTCTGACTTAGCCTCATTGACAAGCTCATCATACTTATCTTTGAAGAAGTCAATATTACTTTTCAAAGCCTCTTTTGCATCATCAATATCAGTACCAGCATTGAAAGACTTTTGCACTTCTCTTGCAGCTCTTTCCTTACTATAACCTCTATTGATAAAGTCTTGATAAATCAGGTCTTTTCTAAGTTTTTCTCCCTTATCACCTTCATCAGAGATATTCTCTTCCTTAATAGAATCAAGGAAGTTTATAGTATTCTCATACTTTCTAATCTCTGTAGGTTCAACTCCAGCATTCAAGGCTTCATCAATTCTTTTCTGTCTTTCATCAAGACCTGCCTTTATCTGTTGGTCAATTAAATCTCTAAAGTCTTCAGGGTCTTTAACCTTAGATAAGCCCTCATCATCAAGGTCTGGGAAGATACCCTCCTCTTTTAAGGCTTTGGCAATGGAAGAGTAGAAGTTTTTGGGAGAAGTGCCATCCCCTTTAGGAGTGGTATCTTCCTTTTCCTCTGTATTTTCTTTTCCACTACCTACGCTCTCTGGTGTATCAGTAAATAAGTTATCTACATCAACAACCTCAGTAGTTTCTTCTTTATCCTTATCTGGCTCCTCCTCTTTCTTAGGAGGCTCCCCATTTGCAGGTGGGGTATCCTGTGTATCCTCATCTTCTACAAACAGATTCTCAATTTCCTCTGCTCCTAAGATGTTATCTAAGCTAAGTTCTTCTTCCATACTCTTCTACCTTTTTGTTCTTAAAACAGTGCAAAGGTAAGTAAAGTTTCACACATCTACAATATAGTAAATAAATTGCTTTTACTTGTATAAGTAAAATACTTGCAATATGGACAAAAAGAAAGGGTAAGATTACCTCTTACCCTTATCTTATTAGTATTCTCCAAGATATTCTACTACCTTGTTTTCAGCTTTGCAATCTGCATCCTTAAACCAGAATACAATAGCAGATTCAACTATCTTCTGTTCTATACCATCACCAATTCTTTATAAATTCATCAAGAGTTTTCCTATCCCATGATAATTCCTTGAAACCTATCTCATGCTTACCTCTTGGTAATTTTCCTTCTCTAACATAGTTATCAAAAGTTGCTCTACTGACATTCAAATATTCACAAGCTGCATACTTGCTTAATCTCTTCTCCTTATCAGTAAACCTCTTCAAACTATCCACTATTTCAATAGCTTCTCCCTCAGATATATAAGTCTCTATCGGATATATCTATTCCTATATACCAATCATATATGTTAATGATGTCATTAATAGCTATATAATGCAGGATACTGTATTTACTAAATATGCTAAAGCAATAATCATAGGCATTATCTTTAGTAAATACAGCTCCACTTTATAAAGACTCTTACTTTTTAAGGCTGCCTCCACAACTATATCTTCTTCTATTTCTTGTAATACCAGCCTTGGGAGACATAGGCTTGGGTCTTCTATTACCTCTTCTTGCCATAATTATTTCCCTTTCTTACCCTTACCTTTTCCTTTACAACCACATTTCTTTGCCATAACTATAGAATTTTAATGGTTATTTTCTCACCTTTATCATGCTTGTCTTTAAGGAGCTTGTATAGCTCTTTGAAAGTTTCTCTACTGTTTATTACTTGACCCTTAACTTTATTGACACCTACTAACAGGCATCCTGCTGAGTCTTTGTCAGTATTACCAGCGTGAATAAGTATGCCCTCAAATCCCTTTACATTAAGTAGTCTTGGCACTTTACCATTACATACTTGCTTGTAAAAACTATTAGTACAGTACTTAGGAGAAATGACATCTAAGGTAATCTCATAAGTACCCTTTGGAATAGCTGTAATTGAAGGTTTCTTCAATTCTCTAATCTTGGCTATGCTCATAGAGTCATCTAACCCTCTATCAGCATCTTCAAGTACATTGCAAAACCACTTCCCATCAATAGTAAGATTACTTATGGTGTAGCTCTGCTTCTTCCATTTTCTGTCTATTATTAACTCCATGCTTATTAAAAAGGTTTAAGTTTCTCTTTCTTAATTGGCAGGTAAGGTCAGTACATATGGAACTCATAAGGTTAAACATCTGTTTCCTAAGCTCCTCCACTTCCTGCTTTAACTCTGCATTTCTTTTTAGTACCTCTTCCAACCTCTCTCTATTATCAGTAGAGAGCTTCTCATAAAAATCTAATGATTCTTTCATGTTATTTATGAGGTTACTATCAACTTCACTATCATACTTCTTTCTTGCAAAGAACCATGATGTCCAGCCACTGACTATTGTGGTAATAAGCCCTATACCTCCAGTGATCAGTATTCCTAAGTCAATCATAATTATTCTACAATTTCAATGAATCTTTGTTGTTTGTTCTCAATATAAGGGTTCTTCTCCACAACATTCACTTCTACTACTTTATGCTTCTTTTGAAATAGCCTGAGTAACCAACATTTCTTTGGGGGATTTATAGTCTCTTTCTTATAATCCACCATTATATACTTCTCACTGACAAACTTAGGGTCTGTAGTGATTGTACCTGGATATTTAAGCCCAAGCCTCATTTGATACCACTTATCTCCTACAAGTGTATCTATGTCTAATGTAGGTTCTCTGAACAGAGTATCTCTAAATACTATTGTATCTTTCTTTGTAGCCTCAGATAAAAGATATTGCATCTGCTTCAAATTATCATCCTTTATCTTTAACTCCTTCCTGACATCATTCATCTTTTGCAAGATAGAGTCATTGTAGTAGTTAAGTTGCTCTACAGTGAACTTGAATACTCTATTCTCTTCTTTCAGGGAGGAGTTCTCAGCTATGAATGCCTTCTCATTAGATATTGATATAGACAATTCTTCCTTCAAACTTTGATTCTTATTGTATAAAACATAAGAACCTATAGCAAGTGATACTAATAAAGCAGATACTATAATTCTTATATATTTTGTTACCATATATCTTTAATAGGATACAAATATATGAAAAATAAATCACCTATGCAATAGCATAAGTGATTTACTAATATATAAACATTTTAATTATAATATTCTTTAACAGATGATAAAACCCCAAGAATATCTGTTAGATATTCAGTAGTTAAGTTTATAAACTTCATAGGTTTTCCAACTCTATAACTTTCTATAATAATATAGATGCTGTCAGAAGTAGAAGCTATTGAAGAATATCCACCTATTATCTCTTCATTAGAAGTTAAAAGTTTTACTTTAAACCAGTTATGGCAATCAGGAGAAACTCTTAATAGCTGAGAATGTCTTTCATACCCATCAGGATTATAGATATTACAAAATAACCAAAATGGTTGAATTTCTTTGTTAGCTCCGGGTATTGTAAATCCTTCTATCTTTGCAAACCCTGCATTAACAATAGAATCTTCTATTGTATTTGTAATTCTAGTTTCATAGTCAGCTTCCCAATTATCAATAGAAAATGATTCTCTATCATCTATAGGAGTTACTTGGAAAAATATATGTCTATAAACTTTTTCAGCATTCCAGGCAGCCTCTGTCCCACCTCTACCATTTATACATATTTGATTAGGTTTAGCCTCAGCTACTGTAAGTTCATCCATCATTACTCCAAGAGGAGTATGTGGACTTGTTTCCCAAGTTTCCCCATAGTCTTTTGAATATACTATAGATGCAACAGATTCAATTATATCCACAGTATTAGCAGAAGATGTATCTTCGGCTGTAGGATAACCATTACTATCAACAATCCAATTACCTCCTTCATCTTTGCTGGCTTTATATTTCTTAATAAGTTCTCTTCTTTGGAAGCATATAACCCCATTTGAAAGCTGTACACCTGGATTTGGAGATTGAGTAACTCCATGTAAGTAAGCATATCTCTGCTCTTCTGGATGAGATACAGAATACTCTTTTTCTTCATCTCTTAAAGAGTTGTATTTCTTAGTCATATCACTGCTTCTGACAAGTGGTACTGATTTTTTAAGTTCCCATGTCATTCCATAGTCACTGGAAACATATAATGAAGCCCCATCTAAAGAATACAACTTATTATTTACTCTATCATATGTTAAGTATCTATGACCTCCAGTCCACTTACTTGTCCATGTCTTACCTTTATCAGTAGAGAATCTATTAAACACATTTTGATAGGCATTTCCTTTCCCACACATTCCCCCAATCATTATTGTTCCATTTGGAGCAGTTACCATAATAGGCTCTGCAAATGAATCATATTCACCAGTATTATCACCAAATTCATTTACAGATATTGGAATATTATATGTTTCTTCACTTGTATAAGATAATGGTGTGTAAGATATAATCTCAAAATCAACATCTTCATCTGTGTTATTTGCATTTGCAAATGTTACCAGTAATGGTCTAGAAGATTTCAGTATAAAAGTTGTTTGGTTTGTATCTGCATTATAGGAAGTTTCATGAGTAGATAATATAGATACATTATATCTATATAAACAGTGTCTTAAATTAACATCATCACTTTTATTTTCAGTAATACCAATTACTTCATACATATTCATAATTTTAATATTATTACTTAAAACTAGTTTACCCGGAAGCATTGGTACTAATGTACAGGCTCTTTTATTAATTACACCTATCCTAGCATGATTCACACTTCCTCCAATTTCTGGTTGATAACCATATCCTGTACCTATTGTTAAATCTCCAGGGTTTTCTCCCATATTAGAAAAGAGTATCTTATTTGAATCATACTTTGGTGGGTAAGGACTATTAATAATCTTAATGATTTTAGAAATATCAGTGTCAGGCTCTATATTATTATAGAACTGAACAACTGCTATATCATATTCTTTAAAATTATGATAAAATATATCAGTAGAACCACTTATAAATTTCTGACAAGTTAAAACACCCTCAATGATATTAAATAATTTAACCTGATATGATAATTGTGTGTAATTTTCTATTGTAACAAATTTAGGTTTATCAATAATATAAGACAAACTTCTAGTATTATGTACAAAATTACCACTATTATCTACAAACCCTTTGTTAGCATTACTTTCTCTTACTAAAATAGTGTAACTACCAACAGTAAACATATCTTTTAAAGACCCTTTATAAGAATCTAAATTAGTGTTTACTTCTGTAATTTTTTGAGACTGTTTCTTTAAGTTATCATTTAATACTTGTTCAGGTACAGTGATTTCTATTACAGGCTCTAATGTAGACCAATCTTTATCAGCATTAATAAATGCTAGAGACATATAATTCACAGCCTGTGCTGTATATTCTATACCATTACGGGCTTCTAGAGAAGCTACATATTCTAAACCATTTGCTAAATCAATACCTTTATGATATTTTACAAGAACTTTATATTTAGTATCATCAAAGGTTATTTTATATTTAGTATAAGGAGATATTCTAAGCAAACATGCTTTTCTATCATCTAATCCATTTTTACTAGTTCCATACCCTAATACCCCATTATTAGCATAATATCCATAGATTAAATAATCTTTTAATTCTATAGTTTTATTAAAGTTAGACCAAGCAATATTAGTAAATATTGGACCAGCAACAATCATACCTGTCCCATTCCAAGAATATATAACACCATTATATGTATATAATTGTCCTATAGTTGGTTCTGTGACTTTTACTGTAAAATCAGTAGGAGAATTAAATGATGTAACCTTGCACACTTTTTTTACATAAGATTGGTAATAGTATTCTCCCACTCTAGATACATTTACATATCCTGATGATACAGCAGAAGAAGTAAAATCTACTAGAGTTATAGGTTCTATTTTGTTTACATAGCTTTGATTTGCAAAAGAATCCCAATTTCCAATAGTTCTCCAACCTGATACTGAATCACCAGTAAAGGTATATGTCTCCCACCCATCTTTTGTTAGAAACTTACCTTGAAATCCTAGTACTCTATCCTTTGAAGGTACCTTAGCAATAGCTTGTTCCAATGTAAGTACTTCAGCTATATGGTCACTATTATAATTAGTAGAGATATTAACTACACCTCTTCTATTTATAATATTATCAAGTCTTTCATTTTCCTCATCATAAACAGCCTTAACAGAAGTAACAGGATACACATCACTACTTTGAATACCTCCCACTAACTCATTCTCTAATAATTTCTTAATTTTTCCAGCCATAATATTATGATTGTGTTACTGTTATTTGTATTGTTGATTTATCACTAAGAGTAGCTGTACCTCCAATAACAGCTCCTTCAGCATTAGTAGTTAATTTAATAGCTGTTACTGATTTACCATTTGCACCAGCAGGTCCTGTAGCACCTTTTGGTCCATTTTGTCCTGCTGGACCTTGTGGTCCAGTATCCCCTTTATCACCTTTTGGTCCATTTTGTCCTGCTGGACCTTGTGGTCCAGTATCCCCTTTATCACCCTTATCACCTTTTGGTCCTTGTACTCCAGATGCTGCATCTACCCAACCATCCGGACCAAAAAACCTAAGTTTAAATGTACCATCCTCTAATGGAAGTAACCACCCAACTTCCTTTGAGCTGGGTGCTACTTCTGATATAACTATCTTACTTATAATCATAATTATTTAGTGTTAGTTGTAGGTTTCTTGTTAAGTGACTTTCTCTTCAGAATTATATCATCTTCATGCTTCTTCTTATCAAGGCTTAATTTCTCTCTATCAAGTTTGAGTCTTTCATCAAATTCTCTTATCTGCTCCATTAGCTTATCCTTAGCTTCTTGTGAGTATTCAGGTTCTATTATACCATCATCTTCACTATTCTTGCTATAAGCTTGCATCTGTGCAATAATAATCTTTGTCTCATTATCTCTTTGGTTAAGAGCATCTTCCTGTTGCATCTTAGCCTGCTCTATCTGTTGCTTTGACTCTATCTCCTGTTGCTGTACTTGCAATTGCTGTTGCTGAGCCTGAGCTTGTCTTTCTTGAATACTTCTTTCATCCTTTTCAACAAGTCTTTGCTTCTCAGCAAGTGAAGAAGAACTAAATAGCTTCATAATAGTTGAGAATGACAGAGTCTGGTTCTGTAATGCTGCCTGAGCTAAAGTATCAAGTTTTGAGTTTAATTCTTGAACACCATTGCTATTATCCACTACAAGACCATAATCAGCTTCTGCAAATTCATCACCATCTATCTCCATAACTCTCATTGAATTATCAGACAAGATATATTGGAACTTCTTGCTTCTGCCTCTTAATGCTATCTTAGCTGTTTCAAGCAAACACTCTAATGTCCTCTTCTTGACATCCTCATGTACTACAAACAGCCACTCTGTAATATGAGAAGATTGCATCATGCTTCTCTCTACTCCACCTACTGTCTCTCTATTACTTACCTGACCTTCTCTTTGCTTGGTAATGCCAGCAACTTCTGCCATTTCCATCTTGATAAACTCAAGAAGATTAATGTATTGCTGTATCTGATTACCATCAGAAGCTGTAATTACACCAGTAGAAGCATTGTTTAATGCACCTGCAAGTTTACCTGTAGCTGCACCTACATTACCTTCATTGAAGCTATCTTCTACTGCAAGACCTATAGTCTTTGCATAGTATAACCATTTCTCTACATCCCACCCCTTAGGTTTCCTGGCAAAATCTAATCTCACCAATGAACCCCAGTTTCTTGCTATCAGCTTATTTAATCTATCATGTATTGCATCATACAAATAGTTATATGGCTTCATCATATCCACCAAGCTGAATGGTCTGTTGTCATTAAGGTTATAAATAGAGCCTACAATTCCAAAGTGACATCTTGAAGGGTTACTTAGTCTGTTATATTGAACTACTCTTGGTCTCATATTGACATAAATGTCTGTACCAATCTTAGTTCCTTCCCATGCTTCATTGATGTAGAATATCTGCTCTTCTTCTCCAGCATCCTTATCTATTACATAAGTTTCTGGGTAGAAGTTGAATACTTCTTCACCTGTCTGAGGGTCATAACTTCTTACCTTCTTAATCTTTCTTCTTGACTTCCAATATACTCTAAGTACTCTCAAGTTTCCTGCAACATCATAAGGAAGAAGTGAGTTATTAACCCCATCATATCCTCCTAATGGGTCCCAAAAGAATCCCTCTGTACTTATTTCATCCCCTATCATGTGATTATTGACAAAGCCATATCTCTCATCAATATTATCCATAGAGTCTGTAGCAGCCTGACCTACATGGTCAGGCATTTTCTCTATATACTCCATGTCTTTCTTTGTCAATACATCATAGTAAGTATCAATAACCTTGCCTGGACTCCAATAATCTTCGAGGATTATCATATCTGCATCCTCAATCTTATTGCTATATCCTGACTTAAAGATTCTTACTTTGAGTGGATTTAGTCTTTCAATAGCAGGCTCACCTCCTACAATATCACATTGATAAATCTCTTCACCAACTGCCATTGCATCCATGAATCCCTGATTGAACATTAAAGGAATATTCAACTCCTTTACATAATGGTTAAGAAGGGCATTAGCCCTAATTTCCCTCATGTCCTGCCACTCATAGGTGTAGTAATCATTTATCTTTTCAAGCTCTTGGTTAGCCTCCTCTTCTGATTGAGAAGTATTAGATACCCATCCCTGTAGCTTCTGTAGTAATTCTTGCTTCTTGTTATTCTCTATCTCTGTAATAGCATTAGGATTAGTAACTACTACTTTGAAGTCAAAAACTCTCTTACTTTCCTCACCTCTAAGCACATTCAACTTACTATTCATAATAGGATAGTGTTGAATCCCATCAGGTATGAAACCTGCCTGTAGCTTTTCAGGATTCAGTATCATCTCAAGGTCACTCATGTGGAGTTTGCCATTAAGGAGGTCATAATTTATCTTCTTATGTATCACAGACTTCCTTACCAAACTATAATTGAAGAATGTTTTAGAATCAGCCCAATCAAGGTGCTTTTTTCTCCAAGCTTTATTCTTCTTAGTAAATGGAAGTTGCTGTGGGGGTAAATTTATCATTTCATATCCCATATTCTTCAATCTAATTACTGTGCAAAGGTAAATAAAATCCTTGACCTATGCAAGTATATAAGTAATTTATTAACCATCAGTCTCCATTTTTACTAAATTTACTGCTTAAACTTAAAGTCATAGTTTCTCTTGAAGAATGGGTCATCACCATCATAGCTATTATTAGCCCTTTCTTGCTTTTCCTTACTAACATCTCCTTGGTATCTTATCATCCTATCTTCTCTTAGAAGCATTAACATTCCCATAGCAGATATTCTATCGAAGTTACCCTCAGAGTTGTAATTAATAAGTTCTTTTAGCAGTGCTCTATTTCTTACAGTAAATAGTCTTGGAACCATCACTTCTTTCTCTTCCCCATCAATAGTTTGCATAATAGGAACTGGAGCTAATAGCCAGCTTCTCAATCTACTCCTTGCATAAGCATTAATAGCAGGAGAAGCATTAGTACCTTTTGACTTGTTACCATAGCCATCCTTCATCATCTGCTTTTCCTTTAAGAAATCAAGGACATCTGTAAGAAGATAGAGACTATTTCTTGTCGAGAAGTGAGAAAATAGACCTTTTTTATTGTACTCATAGTTCAGCCTGCCATTGTAGAATAGACAAAGCTTTCTACAAATCTCATAGTAATCATCAGCAAAAGGAGGCCTCCCAGTGTATTCAGCTACTATCCTATCTGTCCATAAATCCAACACAAATATAGAACCTAAAGACATAGTATTTGATTCATCATCATCATAAGGGTCAGCACCTAATATATACCTATCATTGTATGGCTTACCTGTATTCCTGTCAATCTCAGGTAACTGATATATTTCAATAGCACCCTCTATCTTATTATCCTTATGTGGGAAATCCCTGATAGGTGTAGCAGAGGTAGGTTTATACTTCACCTGACCATCTTTATTGAATACCAAATCACCTACATATACATCATCATATTCTGTAGGATTAGCATCCAATTGACCTATTCTTTCAGTCAAGTCAGCTACAGGGAACATATTTACACCTGTCTTGACAATAGATTCAGCAGGAGTAACAGGAACCTCAGCAATAGTCTTAATAATAGTGTTAGGGTCAGTAGAATTATACTTTACCCTATACCTATTCATAAGAATTTCAATCAGAGCCTTAATTACATCAGATACACCATTCTCATTATAACATTCCTTTCTATTCACATAGCCAGGAAAGAAGAATACAAAGTAAGGTTTACCTTGGTTGTACTTATCAAATACATTAGGTAAAGCATACATATTATAACCTTTAGGGTTATACATAATTTCCTGAGCACCAGCAAAGTCTGATTTATTATCACCAGCAGTACCTAACATATAGATTTGTCCAAAGACAATATCACCTTCCTGTACTGAAGGTAAAAGCACATTATACAAATCAATTAATCTTGGGAATGTACCAAACTCTTCAATTAAAATCTTAGCAGCTCTCTTACCTCTCAACTTAGACTCATCATCCTTAGATGATACTCCAAGTACTGTATTCTGAGTACCTCTTTCAATATCCAACTCTACATCCTTATACCCCATTATCCATGTCATTTCCTGTAAAGAGTTCTTTAATCTCTTTCTTGGAAACTGGGTATTGGTTGCACAGAAGTTAGCCATATCTACAAACTTATTAAGGACACCATCCTTAGTAAGATACTCCTTCTGATAGGCAGTTACTATACCCTTTACCTTTTCATGTGCTTCCTCATTCTCACCTGCCACAAAGATATGGTTAAGTATAGATGCAAGACTATATGACTTACCTTTACCTCTGGAAGCAAGTTCAGCCATGTGCTGACCTCCCTCAAAGTTATTGTATAAACCACCATTTGATGCTTGGTCTAAGCAATGGAACCTCCAATAGGTGCCTTCCCAACATTCAGGAAGTGCCTCTACTCTATCAGCTCTTTTGGACTTTTTCTTCTTACCATTCTTATCCTTATACTCTCTAACCTTAGAGAGCATCATAGGAGAATAGTTAAGGAACCAATACATATATCCTGTGACCCATTCTCCATCACTTTCCCTTACATAACCATCCCAGATTCTTCTTCTTTCCTCTCTTATCCACTTACCATATTCACTATTAGGATTGGCATTAGGTCTAAGGTTAGTAAATGTACCATACTTCTCATAATGTATAGCAGATGGTCTGAAGTAATCCATATCCTCTAATATATGAGGATTAGCCAAGTCTACAATGATTCTACCCCTATCATCCCTTGGTCTATCCTTAGCATATTCTCTTGCAGGACTTATCAATCTCTTGACAAACTCTACATTATTTATAATATCAAATAACTGGTCCCGAACTTCCTGAGGAAGGCTATTAACCAATTCCTCAGTTAGCTCAGTTTGATATTTATTCATTGGTATTTTCTGAAACTCCATTATATTCTCCCTTTATAACTGCTTCATAAAAATCAGAGCCTATCCAATTGAATATTAGTGTACTCAACATGATATTCATCTCTCTTAACATATTCTCTTCCTGACCATCAGGAACCTTAGCAGTATGCTGTACTGTTATTACTTTATAAGATTTACCCCTCTTAGTGAACCAAAGAGTGTACTTGTAAATCTTATAAACCTTGAATGAGGAATGAGGCATGATTTCTTTCTGTAATACCATGTGCCCTACATTCTCAATTCCCCTCTCACTTCTCCTTGTCTCAATATGTTTATTAAGACCTTCTATAATATCTTCTGCTTTCATAGTTATAGTGCCAAGTCATCTTCAAATATAGTCTTTTCTCCCTGTCCTCTCATCTTACCTGAACTCCTCATTTCAGAGTTAAGTGCTTTCTCAGCCTCATCCAAATCCCTAATGAGAGGTGTAATCTGTTTCACAATGGCTGTAATCTCCTTAAACTCCTTAACCTCAAGACTGTCAAAGTCCAGCTCTCTTAGTTTTGCTCTGAACTTATTAACCATAAACCTCGTGTCTTCAAGGAGTAATGCAGAGATTGGCTTAAATGATTTATAAAATTCCATTGCTTCTGTTACTATCTTGTCTGGTTCCCATTTAGGAGGTAATCCTTCTCCCTCTTTAATGGCTTCCATTCTCTCCTTGTCATCTACAAGATATTGATAGTCACTTCTTGGGTCAGTCATAAAATAGATGAAAGCAATTTCTGCTAAGGCTTTGTCCTTATTTACTGTTTTATCTCTTGTCCATATTTGTTTGAAGGGCTTTAATGTTAAAAGCTCTGGTTCTATCACAACCTTATAACCTTCATATTTAAGTAATTTCATCATAACCTCTTACTATTTATATCTCCAAATATAACCACCTGCACTTGGTCTGACACATCTTGCAATGTGCGTAGCTTTTATTCCAGTTTCTTTAGAAGCCAGTCCACAAGTCTTGAATATTTTAATAAGATTATTATCCTTATCAAACATAGCTGCCTCTTTCCCTCCATGATGGGTGGCATTATTCCTCATATTCTGCTTTGCTATCTCTGACTTTGGCACACCTTTTAAGGATTTACTTATCTTCCTCTTATGTTCTTCACTTCTGGAACCTATTATACCAAATCCCCCAGGAGCTATATTGTAACTAATACCAAGATTAACATAATAGCTTATTAAGATAGATTCTATCCTATTCACTTCATCTTTAGTTAAATTGGAAGATAATACAACATGGTGAAAATTATCCCAACCATATTTTACTATTGCATTATAAAAATAATGGCATCCTCTATAAGATATTCCTTTCCACCTATTTTCAGGTGATGAAGACTGACCTATGTAAACTTTGCCATTTAATTTATTTATATGTGCATAGATGCTATACATAAAGTCTGGTAAAAAAAAAAGAGTGTATTAGGATTGGTTTTCCTGATACACTCTTTTGAGTTATACAATTAGTTTCTTCTTCTCTGGTTGAATAATAGGTGAAGGAGTTGGGTCAGGAACTTCCTCATACTCTTCAATAATGAAGTCAATATCCCTATCCTGTAGTAATAGACACTGCTTTCCATCCATCTCAACAACATCAAAATTGTAAGTAGTAACAGGATTGTCAGTTACAATTCCATCTTTAAGAGTGCCTGCTTGATGTTTTCTTACTGCAAACCTTGCAGGGTTTACACACACTATATCACCTACCTTTATATCTCTTACTGAACTACCTACTGCAAGTACAGTCTGATATTCTTTTAATCCACCCTGCTGCTTAGTAGTATCAATTAGACCACCTCTTGTAGTTACATCATGTTCATACTTATCCATTGTAGTGATAAGTGCAGTGAACATTGGCTTTATTTTCTTAACCTTCAACATACTCAATAACTTTTATACCATATTCTACAGCACAAGAGTGCTCAATTTTACAACCTCTGTATTTGTCCCAGTCTTTAGCAAAATATGCAGCATCTGCCACAGATAACAGCTCAATTGATTTACCCAAGAACCATAGAGGTCTTGCATCTACTGGTGCATCTTTGAAGAAGCTGTCAATCACTTCCACATCATCATTGAGTACTGCCTTAGCCTCTTCCACAGCTTTGGCTCTTTCAGCTTCTATTTCTTCATTTGTCTTACCCTTCATGGGCTGACTAATAAACAATTTCTTCATTTCTTCTCCCTTATCTGTTTAATAAACTTGAGTCTCTTTTTCATACCTAACATCCTACCATAAGTGCAAGTCAGTTTACCCAGTGATGGAATGTTGAAATTTGTTCTTAACTTAGCAAAATCCTCTTCATTAAGATTCTCCTTTAATGGCAAGGACTGTATGGATTGGTTAATAAATAACCAAAATGCCTTATATGTTTTATCTACCACTTCTTTAGGTAAATTCAACTCTTCAGAAACCTTACCAATTATATCAGGATAATTCATTTCAATTCAAAAAGTAACAATAGTTGGAAAGTGTCAGTCTCTTCATCAATGTTGGGAATAAACCTTGGATTAATCTTACCATCAATGATAACTTTATTCTTCCTTAGCTTGCCCATAATTACCTGAAAGTGTGGGAGAGTGATATTACACTCTTCCCTTACTTTCTTCTTTGTATCTTCACTCATTGTAACCTTATCAAGTATCTCATTATCCTTGATAACTTTACTGAGTTCATATCTTTGCTTGACAAAGGATGTAATTACATCAATCTCTCTATCAGTCAGCTTATGAAAAGGCTCTAAAAATTCAAACCAATATCTAAAGAATTTACCATTTAATGAAGTGGGGATTCTGACGATGTTATTTGCTTTCTTAACCATCTTTATATTTCCATTTATACCCTCCAGCAGAAATTCCCTCTCCCCTACAGCAGGTAGCAATATTTCTATGAGAAATACCAGTTTGTTTTGATGCTTGAGATGTAGAATAGTATTCAGCTATAGGTTCATTGAATATAGTAAGTTGAATGACTCTTTTCCCCAAAGCTTTAGATATTCTTTCATTTCTGCTACCATAGTTATTGTTATCTTTTGAAGATAACATTTCAAGATTTTCTACTCTGTTATCAGTTTTAACTTCATTCTTATGATTCACTTGTAAATCATCAGAATAATCAGATAGGAAAGATTTAGCTACTAACCTGTGTATAGCAGATGTTTTAATATTTCTTTTATCCTGAAGAACTACTTTTAAGTAGCCATCTTCAGTAAACTCAGGTTTTAATATCCTGACACACCTGACTCTACCAAGATTGGATACTTGATATAATCCATTATATCCTTCTATATCTCTCCACTCTTCCTTCATCATGTATCTTACTCTTCAGTTTTAATATCTGGTGTTTCCTCTTCCTTATTATCTTCCTCAACCTCTTCAGGAACTGTCATAAGCTCCTCAATCTCAGCAATACACTTCTCAAGGAAGTCTTGCTTAAACATATGTCCATTCTCTACTACCTTAAACAAGTAGTCAAGTCTCTTGAACATGTTACCCATATTAGCAGCTTGCAGCTTCATATATAACTGCTTAGCCTGCTCACTAAGCTGATGAGCTATGTTCTCTAACTGCTCATAAGACATCTTTTCAGGTCTCTCTGTTTCCTTTGTTGTTGGTTGCATCTCTACAACCTTTCCCTTCTGCTCTTCCATTTTAATTTGTAATTAAGTTGTTAATACTCTTCAAGGAATTTATGTCCATATCTATTCTTGTATAGAGTCTCCCACTCTTCTATTGAACATTCTCCTATATCAGTGGAGCCACACTCATCACAGTAATCTGAATCCTCCATTCTTGGAATGTTCCTAATATTCAATGATAGACAATGCCTGCAGTATAATACTGGCACTTCATTGTAATCATCAGGCTGATTTTCTGTGTTTAAGTTGCTCATAAATCATCTTCTTTCTTTCATTAATAGTCCTGCTGTGATGTCCCTTTCTCTTATAAGTATTAGCCTTGTTATTGAAAGGTCTCTTAGGGAAGATAATACCATCAAGAGATACATGACCTCTTCTGATTGCTCTCCTTACAGACTTGAACTTGCTTACTGCTTCATAAGTTCTTAGGTGAAGAATACCTTTTTCATAGAAATCTCCCACAATATCTACTCTATTCTTCTCCATATAATCCTTGAACTCCTCTTCACTCATCAAGGGTCTTTCTATTGTCTTCTGCTCTTCCATTTCCATAATGTTTTTATTTAAAGTAGATTAATACAAACTGACCATTTTCTTTAAGTAGAGAAACTATATCCTCTCTCTTAATTCCTTCCTCATTGGCTGACCTTACAATACCTCTGATTGTAGTATCAGTTAATGCAGTCATAACTTGATGAACCTCTGAACCATTGGTCTTTTTGGTCCTTGTCATCTTTGCCTTTTCTATCTCTTCCATATTATCTAAATTAGTTGCGGAGGTAGGAATTGAACCTACGGAGTCCAGCTTATGAGACTGGATTGAATACCAATTCTCCCCGAGATGTTATTCTCTTCTAAACCCAGCATTCATATCTTGTCTGATTTATATCCTTCTAACCATAGTCTGAAGTCTCTATATCTCTTCCTTTGATATTCTATTCTTTGTTTCCTTGTAAGTGGCATATTTTGTACATTTGAGCAGATAGTGGGAATTGAACCCACACATTAACATTGGAAGTGTTACATACTAACCTTTATACTATACCTGCATTTGAGCCTCTGAAAGGACTTGAACCCTCAACCATCTGAGTACAAAACAGGTGCTCTACCATTGAGCTACAGAGGCAATTGGTACTCCACTGGGAGTTGAACCCAGACAACCATTGCTGATTGACAGATTTTAAGTCTGTTGTGTCTGCCATTCCACCATGAGAGCATCTCTTGTCAATAAGGTCTTATATCACATAAGTGGAATAAGTAGTCATACTTATTGATATTCTGAATAAAGGTTTCACACTCAGATGCTATACCTTTATAAACAGTCTCTTGAGGAATCTTATCATAAAATGCAATAGTAGCAGACTTAACTTCACTTATAAAGTCAAAAGCATTCAGTGCATCACTTGGAGTTCCCTTGATAGCATTAGGTTGCATTTTACCAAGTATTCCCATATATCCTTCTGCAAGACCATCCTGATAGTCTGACAATATATCAAGGAACTCATCAAGATATACATGGATATTCTTCTTAGGTGCTGCCCAATGCAAATTCTTACACTTAGTTTTCCAACCTTCAAGTTGATTTAAGAAGTTAATAAAGAACTGAGAACCAGATACTTCTGTACTTCTGCTTGACTCCATTGGAGTAAATAGGCTATCTTCTTCAAACATATTCTCTTATTTTGATGTTGCAAAGCTAAGCAAAATAATTGGAACTACCAAATATTTTCCTAACTATTTTCAAATTATTTTTAGTACCCTCTAAGAGACTCGAACTCTTACACTACTATTACTTCATACTGGAGCCTAAATCCAGCGTGTCTACCAGATTCCACCAAGAGGGCATTATAAGTACTCCTGAAGAGATTTGAACTCTTACTCTTTTTCAAGCTCTTGCTTTTGAGGCAAGTGTGTCTGCCAATTCCACCACAGGAGTATATAGTGGGTACTCAAAGAATCGAACTTTATTCTAAGGATTTTCAGTCCTCCGCAATGTAACCATACCTGCCCAGCACCCATAAGTCAAGGACAAAGATTTCTATTGAAGTGGGAGTAAAAGGACTCGAACCTATTGTGTTTCTAATGTGCCGGATTTACAGTCTGGTGCCCATCCACCATCTGAGCAGTACTCCCATATATATTTATTACTCACTCCAACATCAAAGGAACTATATTCCAACTGGAATAGTTCCTGTAGGTGTCCAAGCATAAGTCTTAGCAGCTTGTCTAAAGTATGCTTTAGCACCTCTCTTAATTAATGAAATAACCTTTTTCATAACAATTAAAATTTGGAGTTAATAATATGTTATGTTCCCCCATAAGGAGTCGAACCTTACTCTCAGGATTAAAAGTCCTGAGCATCCACCATCAATGCTTTGGGGGAATATTTGCCAAGGTTGAGGTTGTGCTCCCACAAGGACTTGAACCTTGAGTCCCCTGTTTAAGAGACAGGTGCTTTAACCAATTCAGCTATAGGAGCATTATTTCTTTTCATACTTTTCAGACCATGCTTTAGTAATACCTGCTGATGCAAATACTCCAGCAACAGCACCTATATAAGCAGCAAGACCATTAAGGTCTGTCTGTATAGTATGATTATAACATACTTCTATTATAAGAAGTACAGCAGGAACTAATAGCAAAATTAAGCCTATTAAAGTAACTGCTACTAAGAAGAAGTTCTTTGAAGAAACTCCTGTATTATTACTTATTAATTTACCTAAATAACTCATAGACCTGGAGGTGGGACTTGAACCCCTGACCTTGAATGTATAAGATTCCTGCTCTGACCAACTGAGCTATGTGAGTATATTGGGGTGTTAGATGGGATTTGAACCCATGCCATAAGGAGCCACAATCCTCTGCTCTACCTGACTGAGCTACTAACACAGTGCTGATGGAAAGACTCGAACTTTCAACTACTGCCTTATGAGAGCAGCCTTCTACCATTGAAGTACATCAACTATTACTCTTCTTGACCAATGTTGGGATGGTGAGAATTGAACTCACCTGTAACCAACTACTCTTTCAACTGCTTATCAGACAGAGGAGATACATCCCAATATAGCTGAGAAGGCAGGAATTGAACCTACTCTCTTCTGATTAACAGTCAGTAGCTTGTACCATATAAGCTCCATCCCCATTATGTTGCTCCTATTAGAATCGAACTAATGACCTTTTCCTTGTAAGGGAACTATTCTAAACCACTGAACTAAGGAGCATTAATAGGGCAGTTTCTTTAACCTCTAACTACCCAAAAGAGGGTTCAAGCAAAAGCTCAACATTATGAAAACATGAAAACATAGTGTGGACCTTGTGAGATTTGAACTCCTCTAAAACATTGCAAATGTCTTGTGCTAACCTGATTACACTACAAAGCCCATTCAAGTATGGGTACTTGGACTCGAACCAAGGACAACTGGCTCCCAAAGCCAGCATTCTACCTACTGAATTACACCCATATATTGCGGAGAGATGAGGTCCCGGCCCCCAAGCATTTTACTGCTCAATCTGTTTTCAAGACAGTTCCCAGTCCCACTGAGTTACCTCTCCATTTGCCTACCTACCTCTGTAGGATAGGACTTTAGTAGATTAAAAGTGGATTAGCAGGATGTGGGGGAATTGAACCCCAATCTCCTGATTGACAGTCAGGCACATTAACCACTATGCTACACACCCTAAGTTGTAGAGCTATTGGGAATTGAACCCAAATTTCTGCCTTGAGAGGGCAGTTACCTAACCATTAGTAGATAGCTCCATATTGTATTGGGTATGGGACTCGAACCCATAATCTCCACATTGAAAGTGTGGTGACTTAACCACTTCATCTAACCCAACATTTAGTACCCCCTGAGGGAATTGAACCCCCATTAAAGGCTTAGAAGACCCTTGCATTATCCATTATACTAAGAGGGCATTTACCTTTACTATTGTTACCCCAATAAGACTCGAACTTATGTTACAGGAGCCAAAATCCTGTGTAATAACCAACTATACTATGGGGCAATAAAAAAGGAATGTTACCTTAAACAACTGGTTAAAGTAACACTCCTAATAAATGGAAATTTCCTAAAACCAATTTCCTTAAATTGCACTGCAAAGGTAAGCAAAATATTTGAATTGTGCAAGCTTTCTCCAATTATTTTCAATTCAAGTATCATTTTCTTGTCTTGAAGGAGTAAAGTCAGGCTTGATTTCAGGTCTTATCTATATTCTTTCAAGTAATTCCTACTAACTTGTTAGCCCAAGATTCAGTATAAAAACTGTAGTAGTTCCATTTAATTCCTATCTTACTACACAGATAATGTACTATGTTATGTAGTAGTGATGGGATTCCTATTACTATCAAATATAGTGGACCTAATATGTCAGATTGCTTACTATGACCACATTCATGTTGAATGGATTTTTGTGATGACATAGGATTCACAAAGAGATAATCTCCTAAAGACATAGCTGAAGGTAGAGTAATATTCACTATAATATTGTTACCATCTGCCTTACCTTCTCTATATGCAACTTGACACAATATACCCTCTATACATAAAGCAAGTATATTCTTTGGAAATTGTCATAACCATTTAATAGAATCCTTAATGTAATTACCTAAATGTAATTACCTATATTCTTCATTATTGGATATAGTAATATCCCTGAAGCTTTGTTATGGCTTCATAAGAGTTATTTCTAATCTCCTTTTAACTACTAACTTCATTAGACCCGGTCTTGATTATACCCCTAAAGCATGATTCCCTGTGCCTTTTCTCAGGTGGATGTGCTCATGCAATCTAATTTATATAGTAGCAATTTTAGTAGTATTGGGGACAACCTCCTCTCTATGTAAGTGTGAGAGTACTAACCCAACTTCTGACCCATTACTTTTTAACCTCATGGGTGGGAGGTTAATCCACCATTAACCTCTACTGGGATGCAAAGGTAGGTAAAAGTTTTGATATATGCAAATATATAAATAAAAAATTTATAGGAAAAATAATTTTTTCTTTTTTTTTACTGCTTTTCTCTACCTTTCTATTAGTATAGGGGTGATTTTGACCCCCCCCC